GGGGAAACTACGGTAACGCTTAATATGGCTTGCCCTGATGGAATATATCTAACCTCAGCATCTCTGCCGACAGTGCCTGTGAACGAAAAAACATTACTCATTTGTACTCCTCAAAATTATCAAGTTGGTTAAAATGCAGTTCTAACAATTTCTCTGCATGTTGGTGTTTAAGCCCTAATTGTTGTGCTACAGCATCTATTAGAATTTGTCTAAAAACTTCACTTCCTTGTGTAGTTTTTAATACAGTCATCAGCCTGTTTTCGTGATCATCTAAATAAGACATGGTGATGACTCAGTAATGAAGTTCATCTTGTTATATAAAGACCGGCATTTCTCAACATCCTGTTTGTTGTACTCAGCAATTTCTTCAATGCGTCCATCAAGCCAGTAGTCATAGACTTTACTGCCGTCAATGTCGCCTTTACCTTCCATGCCAAATGCTTTACTGAGTGCATCTAAGCTACCAATCCCTGAGTATTGACCTGTACCTGTCCAAGCTACTTTTGTGTCAAACACTTTTGAGTCCCAAGGCTTGGCTTCATACGGAATATGCACAGTTGGTCTAACACCGAGCATGACGCAGCGTTGCCATAGGAATCGCAGATCAAATCCTGTGATGTAATGCCCTGACCAAGTAGAGATATGGACCTTTTGACCATACTTGTCAGTCAGGTCGTTAATATCTGCAAAGAAGCTGCGTAATAATCCAGCTTCATTATCATCAGACCGGTAGTTCACATTAACTGGACCATCATCCAGCGCCCAGGCTATTGAAATAATTTCGCCTAATGCGCCATCAAATGACTGCTTTCTGTGTTGCTCATTGGCTGCATCATCGGCTTTTTCCTCATACCATTTGTCAATCGTGTCTTGCTTTGACATAGTGGCAGGAGGCTTGATATTTTCGCGTATGGATTCAATCACCCCATCAGCTTGGCTAGGGATGGTTTCCAGATCAAAATGAATAATACTCATGCTGCTACCTCGGTTAATTTAGCTTTCATTTCGTCTTTAATTTCAACGAAATTAGGTTGCATGGGCTTAGGTATCATTTGCCATGCTGAACCCAGCTGTGACACATTCTTTGCGGTTTCCAGCAAGGCTTTATAGTCAGGTTGTTTTTCCTGCCCTGTTGTTGCGTCTAATGCGTCATGCTCGACTATTTCCAATGCCGACTGCCACAAGTAACGTCTTTGATAGGTTTGTACTGCTCCAAGATTTTGGACATCATGACAGCCTTTAAGCGAGGCTGATGACATAGGAGAAGTAATGGTTATTTTGCCGTCACCTTCATGCTCAAATATATTTAGCTCTGCCAGCTCTACGCCAAAGCTGATAATGCCAGTTAAGCCAACATCATTAAAAATGGCTTGAATCTGAGGCAGGTAATCACCTAATTCAAAGTAAGAGTATTTGGCAAAAGCATTTACACCAGACTTGTTAAGTGGTGTTGCTTGCAAGCGTATTCGTGCTTCTTGCAATTTCTTATAAATAGTCATCATAAACCTCTGTATAATGTGTTTGGCTTTCTGTATTGGCGTACAGGTTGCCGTATTCGTTTAAGTAATGTTTGTTTGTGAATCTTGGCTCGCGGTGGTTCTCAAAGTCAGCCTTGGCCAAGATTTGCATAATCCATCTGATCATTTAATCAGCTCCTCGATCTGGCAGTTTTCAGTCAGATACAAAGTGATTTCGTTCACGTCACCTTTTTTATCAACAGCAGTGACATACATTAAGCGAATGAGTGAACCATCTGGCATGAATAGGTTTTCTTGCTTGAAAGTAAGGTCCTGTATGTGATGGATAGAAACTGAAGTTGACATTATTCATTCCCCCAGGCATCAACTAAGCTCATTGGACTAATAGGCATTGCACTTCCATCTTCAGCCTTGGCTTGGGTGGTAGTTAAAAACATTGATAAGAGCAACAAGATGCCAGCAAGAATAGCGATCAGGAATTTAGCATCGCTGACAGCCTGAGCATCTATGTAGAAGTGTTCTTCGTATTCTTCAACAATCACTCGTTCTGGTTTAAATACTTTCTTAGCTTGTTCTTTGATGAAGTCTTGACGTTGCTTAGATGCAAAGTCTTTTACTGGATAGTGAATAGCCATGTTTATTTCTCCGATAATTATTATTGATTGCCCCAGATCGCATGGAGCTGTCCGTTATCGCACAAGCGTGATGTGCTATACCTGACTGAAGCATGTACACAATTCATAAGACTGCCTACCAAGACAGCAAGCCTCTCACAACAATCTATCAAGATAGACAGTCTTATAAACCCCAGACACTTAGCCGGTCTGGGTTAGCAATTACGGCAGTTATGTTAATTAAGGATTACACTAACTCCCGTCTTTTTATGGTGCGAGAGGACACCAGCCGTAAATTCTTATCTCCCAAAAAGACCCTCACCGAAATGAGGGTTTGAATGTGCCATTAGGCGAGGAGTAACCCTTCGAGGTTATAAGACTTGGCACGAAAGGCTACCCCCGTAGAACTAACATACCAAGTCTTATAAAGACGATTTCCTGCTAAGGTCTATCGGAGTATTTCACCGGCCTTGCAATCCTTCTACGGGGATTTTCCGTTTCGTTGGATGTTATTATAGGCAAAATGGATAATTAATCAATAGGCAATTTGGATTATTTTAAACAAAATAACACATAAAACCATAACTATCTGATTAATTGAGGTATTTATTTTGCGCGATTTGCGCGTAAACTTTTCGCGCAACTATTTTAGGCAATAAAAAACCCCAGTTAAGGGGTTTGAATGTTGATATTAGATATTATTACCAGAGCTGGCTACTCCAAAAAACCTTTCCGATAATCACAATACCAGAATCATCAGCAGAACAGTTAATGTCTGGATATTCTGAATTAAAGCTATTTAGCCGAAACCCACCACCAGGTATTTTATAAAGTCTTTTAACTAATAGATCGCCATGATAATCGATAGCATAGGGCTTTCCGTCCACAATAGATTTATTATTAGTATCTATACCAACGACACAACCATTTGGTAAGGCTGGCTCCATGCTATTACCAGATACGGTTACACAGGCAGCTTTATTAATAGCGACATTACTTTTTTTGAGAGTTGATTTAGCAAACCTGAGTTTCTTGCCATGATTCTCGATAACTTGATGTCGTCCTGATCCGGCTGACAGCTCTACTTCACGAAAGAAAGGTAATGCAACTTCGTCATCATCTAATGGCGTATCATCGTCCCAAAGGTCAAAACCACCCAATACTATGGTTCCTTTTGCTATTGGAGATACTGTAGCGACTCCTGATAGCTGCGTTAATTCCTTTTGACCTTTTCCGCTGAGAAGCCATTCTGTTGAGCATCCAAGCTTTTCAGCTAATCCAACTGCTGTCAATAAACTTGGCAGTGCATTTCCATTTATCCAGTTATTTACAGTAGGTTGAGCAAAGCCTAGCCATTTAGCTAATTGAGTTTGATTAGATGGAGCAGCTGCACATTCTTTCCAAACTTGTTTTAAGCGCTTTGAAAATTCTGGATATTTTGATTGATTATTCATTTCCTTATTATTAACTAAATAATCATCCAAATAACCTATTGATTTTTTATCCAAATAGCCTATAATCTTTCGCATAGTAAATAAATGGCCTTAAAAATGGATGTAATAGAAAAAATTAGTAGTTGTGGAACACAACAATACATTGCTGATTGCCTTGGTGTTAGACAGTCAAATGTTGGCGCTTGGCTTACTTCTAACAAAAAGAATCGCGTACCTATACCGCCAAAAAGAGTTAAGCAAATTGCTGAACTTACCGGCATACCACGAGAAGAAATCCGTCCCGACATTTTTGGTAAATAACTATGGCAAGAATTAATCCAGTCATCGTAAGACTTGATGACGATCAACGAGTTTTTCTCGAAAAAATGGCAAAAAAAGACGTTCGTCCAGTTGGAACTCTTGCTTATATGGCTGTAGCTGATTTTCTTGAGCAACATGGTTATTCCGAATGGCTTGAAGATAAATCAAGTTTAGCCGGCAATAAAAATAGGTAAAGAATCGATGAGTATCGAATTGTAAATAAATATGAGCGTACAGAAAAGAAACATAGCAGGGGATAAGAGGGCAGCAAGTTTGTCTTTGCGTCCTCGTAAAGCTCAGACCAATACATTCGGCAGAGGCTTTGAATTATCGCCCAAAGCCACCGAAATGGACATTATTGAAAACCAACGCAGACATGTGTGTTTTCAATCCAAATTTGGACGGTTTGTAAGAAATAAGTAGTACCAATCGGTAAAAGTCAGAGGCACTTTAGTTGATGACCCTATCAGGGTTGAACCTCAAGAAACTGATAGCAGTAAGCCACAGAATAACGTGAGCGGGTGCAAATCCTTAAGAATCTGCGGGCTGGTCGCATCTCGAAGCCCAGGGCGTACGGTAACCAATCCGTAGCATCGAGAAACCCGAAAGGGCAAGAACTTACCCTCTTTACTCTAGCTTGCTGGGGTAGGGGGTCTTTTACAAGAACTTAATGATTATAGAGGATTGGTTATCCCCCATAACCAGGCGAATCTATATCTATTACAACAAATTTAAGCTGATTCTAGCCATATGGTTAGGGCTTTTCATCAATTCTAGCGATAACTATGTCTAAAAAATGAGTGATTCAAAAAAACTAATTACCTTAGAAAAGCTGATTGATAAAAACATCAAGGCTGCCTGGTATCAAAACGGATTAATTTTAATGAAGATCCGTGATGAAAGGCTTTACGAAAAAAAATACACCACTTTTGAAAACTACCTAGAAACAAGATGGGAGTTTGGGCAAAAAAGACGCGGTTATCAGATTATTAATGCAGCCGATTTGACGCAAAAAATAGCCTTTTATCAAGCTGAAATTCTAACGGATAAAGACGAAAAAAGTGCACAAATTGTGCACTTTTTACCCTCATTAGAAAGCCATTTAAGGCCATTAATTGATAGCTTAAAAACTGATTCTGAACGCATAGCCGTTTGGAAAAATGTTGTTTATGACTCTCAAGGTGATGAAGTAAAAATCACAGCGGCTTATGTTCAGAACAAAGTTGATGAATTTATTGCTTCCGGTGAGGTGATTGAAGATATTGAGTTTGAAACAAAAGGATTTACTTCAGCAACCTTGGCAACTTTAAACACGGGCGACGAAGAAAGTTATACACCTGAAAAATACCTTGAGTCAGCTCGTTTAGTAATGGGCAGTATTGATTTGGATCCTGCATCAAACCCAATGGCGCAAAAAAACGTCAATGCAGATATTTATTATACCCAAGCTGATGATGGGCTAACAAAGCAATGGAAAGGCAAGGTTTGGATGAATCCACCCTATACAGCAAGGATTATAAATATATTCCTTGAAAAACTGGTTAGTCATTTTGAAAACAATGAAGTAACTGAAGCCATTGTACTGACAAATAACAACACAGACACTTCTTGGTTTCATAAATCAGCACAACAAGCCTCCGCTATTTGCTTCACAGCGGGACGTATTAATTTTTTAAAGCGTGATGGATCAACATCAAGCCCAACAAACGGGCAGTCATTTTTTTACTTTGGCAATAATCCAGAAGTGTTTAACAAAGAATTTTCACAATACGGATTAGTGATGGTGAAAGCATGAGTTTACCGGACACCATAAAGCACCCTGAAACTTTCTTAAATTCACCGGCTGCTGGTTATGACGGTGTTTTTGATTGGTCATGGACTCAAGGAGCTCTTGGGATTGGAAGAATTACACCGATGGATTTTGACGGTGTTATTGAGAGAAAGGGAAATTTTTTATTATTTGAAACCAAGGGCGTAGGCGTGCCAATTCCACTAGGTCAGATGTACACATTTGAGTCTGCTTTTAAGTTGGGATGTTTCACGATTATTTTTATTGAAGGCAAGTTATCGCCAGAGAGTGCAAAGATTTGGTGTGCTAATGGCTTTAAAAACAATATAAAAATGGATAGACATGCAGAGACAACACCAGAAAGGATGCACAACTTTGTCGCTGATTGGTATGACTATGCTGATAAAAATCCAGCAAAACCAGTTGATATAACTTTTTTAAACAAAAGGATTAAACAGCTCGAAGAAACAAACTTCAATTTAAAAAAAATAATGGAGGACGCAGTAAAAGAATTGGGCGGTCTAGTGCATTGGCCTGCATAACTTACCTATAGACATAAAAAAGCCCACTGAAACCGGCAAAAGTTAGACGTGGGCTTTACTGAACTTAACCAGCAGGAAGAATTATACATGAATTTACAGGAATTATTAAGAGAGTATCAGCAAGTACAAAACGATGGTGTTAGAGCATCAGCGATGAAAGGCAATAAACGGATTATTTCTTGCGCTCCTACAGGAAGCGGAAAGAGCATCATGATTGGCGAGTTAGTAGCCTCTTTATTGGAGAAGAAGTCCGGCACTAAGCGTGTTGTGATTGTGTTACCCAGACGTTCATTAGTTAAACAACTAAGCGATTCATTCACTGGTTGGGGCATTAATCATGGCGTAGTAATGAGTGGAGTTAAGCCGTTTCTGATGCCTAGATGCCAGATAGTGAGTATTGATACTTATACGAAAAGGATGGCAAATGAAACATTGAAGTTTATAGAAGGTGATTGCTTGATCGTGGATGAGATGCACTTGCAGTTTACACCAAAGAAACTGGAATTATTTGCGCGTTATCCATTCGTTATAGGCTTCTCAGCAACACCGGTAGCACCGAACAAACAGAGTTTAGGATTATTTTACGATTCGATTGTTGAGACAGTGACATTGGGTAAATTAACAGAGCTTGGGTTTTTATCGCCATTGAAGTATTACGCACGTCCTGACATTGATTTAAGTGGATTATTGCTAGGCAAAGACGGTGACTGGCGAGAGTCGCAGCTCGGTGATGTGATGGACAAACCTAAGCTGATCGGTGACATATTTGATAACTGGCATCGTATAGCACGAGATAAAAGCACTGTTATTTTTGCCAGCTCGCAATCACACGCGAGGCATATTTGTGATGAATTTAATAGTCATGGTTATTCAGCAGAATATGTTGATTGCAATACACCAGATGAACAACGGCAGGAAATGTTTGACAGGGTTCGCTCAGGGAAAACCAAAGTTATTGTGAATGTTGGCATTGTGTCAGTCGGTATCGACATACCTAACTTGGAATGTGTGGTGTTGGCACGTCCTACCCGCAAGATAGCGATGTATTTACAGTGTTTGGGCAGAGTCACACGAATCTGTAAGGGTAAGACACACGGTATTGTTATAGATCACGCTGGCATTATCGAAAGGCTTGGATTTGCAACCGATGACTTTGAGTGGTCACTTGATGGCAAAGAGTCAGTCGAGGATCGGAATAAAAAGACAAAAGAAGAAAAGAAAGAGCCAAAAGACATTATTTGTGGCGACTGCGGAACGGTATTCAGGTCAAGACGTTCATGCCCAAACTGTGGCTATGAGTCTATTCCACAAGGTATGCCCGTACCAATACATCAGGCAGACTTGAAAGAGGTCGTAAAGATACACTCCGTTGATAAAAAGACGTTTTATGCCGAGCTATTAGGGTATGCCAAACAGAACGGTAAAAGCAGTAAGTTTGCCCTAGCTATTTTCAGAAAGAAGTTTAACGAATGGCCACATGGAAAGAACAGCGCACAACCCATAGCACCAAGCCCAGAGACGATTGGTTATATAAAGCATAGTCATATTGCTTTTGCTAAGAGGGCAGCAGCGTGAGATCTGATATCAAGCAAGAATGTGCTGGTCGCTGGAGTGGTGTTTTAACCAATTTGGGCATCGATGCAAGGCTATTTAATGGCAAGCATCAGCCCTGCTTATTTTGTGGCGGTAAGGACAGAGCCAGATGGGATAGAGCCAAAGAGTTTTATTACTGCTCACAATGTGGACACAAGCAACCGATTGACATGGCTATTGAACACACCGGACTGTCATTTAAAGAAACAACTAACTTAATCAGGCCAACTGTTATGACGACACCACTACAAATTGTAAAGCCTGCCGATACACAACAAGCAGAGGCAAGAATACGCAAGATTCATGCAGGGTTAAAACATATCACTCCTGATACAGCTACTTTTTTGTATCTTGCAAAACGAGGGATATCAGTTTTACCCGATGCTGATTGCTACGAACATCCTAAATTAGATTATTGGGAGGATGGCGTTAAAACGGGGACTTATCCGGCAATGGTGTCAGTTTTTAGAACGTCAGAGGGCGAAGTGTCAACCCTTCATATCACTTACCTGACTAAAGACGGTGAGAAAGCACCCGTAAAGATAGCTAGAAAAATATTACCCGTTATGCGCCCAATGGTAGGGAGTGCTGTTAGATTGTTTGAAGCTGAAGAAGTGCTGGCTATTACGGAAGGCATAGAAACTGCGTTATCAGTAAGACAGGATCAAGGTATTCATTGTTGGGCAGCAGGATCAGCACAAGCAATGGTCAATATCGTTATTCCCGAGAGCGTAAAAGTCGTTTGGATTTATGCCGATGCGGACGAGAGTTTTACCGGCCAGAAAGCCGCTTATGACCTAGCAAATCGGTTAAAGGTAAAAGAGGGGAAAACCGTTCGAGTTGTTACTTTAGTCAATCAAGAAACCGTTGAAGATTATGGACGTAAATGCGACTACAACGATTACGTCATTATGAAAGCCGCTTCCTGACTGAAAATGCACGAGTTTACAGAGATGATAGAAAAAACATTTGGGATACAAGCTAAAGCTATGAAGCATAAAGACACATTAATCATGCGTGAAGGTAAGTTTCAACAAAAACGCAATATGACTGTGCCTAAATCGGGGGTTAGCTGGTGAAAGATACTTTTGTAATTGATGAACGTAATGCTTTTCATGCACAGAAAACCATCGGTGATTTGCCGACTGATAAAAGCATGATGGTTACGATTCAGAAAGTAACACGAACATTAGCTCACAATGCAGTCCAATGGCCAATTCTAAATGCTTTTAGCGAGCAATTACTTTGGCCTGTTAATGGTGCAATGGTTAAGTTATCGGGTGATGAATGGAAAGATATTCTTACTGCTGCTTACCGACAAGAAACAACACGAATTGCTCAAGGATTAGACGGAGGAATGGTTATGTTAGGACATAAAACAAGGGAGTTTAAAAAAGATGAGTGGCCAGAATGGATGGCTTTTTTAGAGTCAGTTGCAGCAGATCGAGGTGTCAAAGTGCCTATGTCAAAAAGACAATATGAGTCTATGGGTTATGAGTAAATCAACAGCCAAGTCAAAACGTTACATGCAGAAAGTCAGAGAGGTTGGCTGCTTAGTATGTAATCAACCAGCTAATGCACATCACATCAGAGAAGAGCGCAATAAGAATGATTATTTGACTGTTCCTTTGTGCCAAGAGCATCACCAAGGTGATTTTTCTATTCACATGAGCAAAAGACAATTTACCAATATTTATGGATCAGAACTGGATTTGTTAGCTGAAACGATAGAGAGATTATTCAAATGAGAATTGAATTTGATTTGCCGGATAAAAAACTATCACCCAATAACAAAAATGGAAAGCACTGGCTAAGTACAAAGAAGATAAAAGAGAAAGCTAAAGAAGATGCCAGGATATTAACGCTTGAGGTATGGAACAAAAGCACAAAAGCAATATTCAGCGAGACACTAAAGATTACTTTCATATATCCAACAAAGCATAACCGTGACCTAGACAATGCACTAGCTTCCTGTAAAGCACATATTGACGGCATGAGCGCAGCACTAGGCATAGATGATGGAAAGTTTACAACCATGATACTAAAAAAAGAGTATCAGAAAGGCATTAGCAAAATGATATTCGAGGTTTAAAAATGATTGATTGGTTTGTACTGCCTTTTTACGCAACGATTTTATTTATGATTTATGTGATTTATTCAACCTGGTGGGGATGCTGATGTTACCTGTTAAAAAAGAAAAAGAAGCTGTAGCTTGGACAACGGAATCAGAGATTGAATACATCAATCAGATAGGAACATTTAGACCTGATGATTGTGATCGAATTACTTTCTTAAAAGGATACTTAGCTTCTTTACCTAATCGAGTTAGATGGGCAGGTATTGATCGGATAAAAGTAACCAAACACGCAAAAACATTACTTTCTGAAAACTTAGCAAGGCTATCTAAATGATCTATTGGGGATTTCTGAAGATAAAAGACTGGACAATATTCCCTTGGGTAATGACTGATGCTGAAGGATTTGAGTTCACATGGTTATTTCTTGTTGCAGGATATTGTAAAGAAGGCGAAATAGATGGATGAAGTTGAGTGGGACGTAGAGTTACTATACAAATGGGCAAATATGAATAACAAGACAGTCAGTGAAAAACAGGAAGATGAATATATGGCTAGGGTTAGAGTGCTTGTAATCGATCAAAAGAAAAGCAATATGGAAGCAAGACGAAAAGCATTTAAGGAAATTATATGACTATAGAAGCAACGCTGGAAGAAAGAGGCAGTCGTTATGGTGCATTTACCGAACATGCGCGTATCACTCAAAATATCAAACGCGCTATGGTTGATAGTCCTAACTGGAATACTCTTAAAGACGATCAGAAAGAGTGCTTAGAAATGGTAGCGCATAAGGTAGGAAGAATATTGAATGGGGATCCTGATTATCATGATTCATGGCACGATGTTAATGGGTATGTAAAGTTAGTTGCTGATCTATTAATACCTGAGAAGTTATTACTATGATTGAATGGCCAATGATTAATTTTGGTCCAGTAAATTTGTTTAATGTGCCAAAACGTTTCAAGAAATGTGAGCATGATAACTGGATGATGTTGTACAGCATGAATCAGAAATGGTGCTATGGAAAAAATTGCGGTGAAAAGCGTTATATCAACAATGGTTTAAAGATAGAACATCAGAGGTAAGGAATGGATATGCAACTACTAGCTGTTTTAATCGCATTATCAATCGGAGTTATTGGTATTACCGGTATCTTAGTCAAGTACGCTCTGAAGGTATTTGATGACATATGGAAAGATGATGACAACGGGTATTTTTAATGGCACTTAAAACGACTAATAAGAATAGAAAGAAAGTGGCTAAGTTTAGAGCAGACGAAAGTTCTTATAAAACCGAATTAGGAAAGCTAAAACCGAATTAAGCAGATTTGCCTGATTTCAAAATGTCATATTCATTCTTGATTTTATCATCAAGTAATTGCCATTTTACAGCTCCTTCAACCATTGATAGCGCTTGTTCTTTGCAATGCACTACTTCTTGTTCCGTTAAGAGTGATGAGAACTGATCGACAAGTTTACCGGTTCTTTCTGCATCTTCAGCTGTTGTTGCTGTGATAGATAACACAAGTGCTTTTACTAGAGCTTCTTGATGGGTCATTTGATTCTCCAATGTTTTTTAACTTTAATGGTCATATCTTAATGGAATTTTCTATCTATTTTTTAAAATATTAATTAGATATATTTTTTACGCAAAAGATTGGACAAAAAAAAGCCCCGATTAAGGGGCTGTTGGTTACTCAGGGACTTGTTACTCACCAAAGATCGTAATCTTGCCATTAAGACAAGATGCGGGCTTTCGCTCAAGATGTACTAGCAGTTTAGAACTAGCCCCATTAGCTATGTCATCCATAGCTGTCTCATCTTCATGAGTTAGCGCAACTAAAGCAACGCCTTCAGAATAAGACCTGCCATCGATAAAAGGGCCAAATGTGTTGCCGTTTGAAAAGTATATTTGTTTCATTTTATTCTCCAATAGTTTTATTTCTAAACTTTGCAACTCTGGCCTTGTTCAAGCATTTGTTGCAAATAATCTTTTTGATAAGACCGGTGAACTCAGATCCGCAGACTAAGCATTTCTTAGTTTCATTTTTGCGGAGTGAGGCAAGTAAAGCGCCAGGGCTACTCGATTCCATAACTGATTAGCAAGCAAAAGGCATGTCAAAAACAACAACTTCATTTTCAGCATCTTTTAGCATTTTATTAAGTTTGCTATCTTCAAACGTTTTAATCTCACCTTTTATTTCTTTTAAATATTTACATTGAACAGAAACATTGTGAGATAAGCACTCAAGTAGATCTAAGTTGTAAGAATTTGCATTTTGCAATTCTTTAATCATTTCAGCCAAATTAGCTTTAGCTTCCCTATAAACCTGCCAAGGATTTAGTTCTAAAGTTTTTTCGTACATTTTATTCTCCGAAAAAACCAATGATAGCGTGTTGAATTTCACGCACATCATCTCTAAAAGAGTCGGCTACTATTGCGTCATTAGCATCAATAAAATCAAGTACGTCATTATCAAAGATAAAATCATTTAATTCTTGTCTAGTCCATTCTGCACTAGCAGCTCTTTCAAATTGATCTGCTAGTTTATATTGGGCTTGCATGATAAAGTCAGAGCTGGCATCTTCATCGCCCGCATAATATTCCAAGCCATCAATCAATTTTTTTATGCTATTAAAAGTGTTGTTATTTTGTTCCATGATCGTATCTCCTCAAGGGTTCCAGAAGTTGAAACCGTGAAGCTATTAAATCACATGTAATGCTAAACGTAAAGCGTTATTTAATAAATAAGGTAAATAAATTTAGTAGAAAAGTGCTTATATTGCATAAATAATAGATATAGTATAATAGAGCTATGATTTTATTAGATATAGTGTTATGACGACATTAACTCCACAACAAGAATTGTTTGCACAAACAGTTGCATCGGGTGAAAGCCAAAGCGATGCTTATCGACGTGCTTATAAAGTTAGAGCAAATACTAAGCAAGAATCTATACATCAATCTGCATCTAAGTTAATGTCAGACCCCAACGTAATATCAAGGGTGGATGAATTACGCAAACCTATCATTGAAAAGGTTGGCTTAACACTTGAAGCACATCTAGCTAGGCTTGAACATCTAAGCAAAAAAGCAGAAGAAGCAGAAAACTATGGTCCTGCTGTTACAGCTGAAACAAATCGTGGGAAAGCGGCTGGTCTTTATACTGAAAAAGTTGCAGTTACAGGAAATGTACAAATCATAGCATCTGCTCTGGACGCACTGCTTTGAGCTTTAAGCTCACATCTAAGCAAATGGAAGCACAGGAAGTGTTAGCTGGGCCTGCAACGCATATCTGTTTATTTGGAGGTAGTCGATCAGGTAAGACATTCTTATTGACGCGCAATGTTGTCTTTAGAGCATTGAAAGCTGCTAACTCACGTCACGCTATCTTTAGGTTTAGGTTTAACGCTATTAAAGCCTCGGTGATTATGGACACTTTTCCAAAGGTGATGCAGATAGCTTATCCAGGCGTTTCTTATTCGCTCAACAAGACTGACTTTTACGCACAGTTTGATAATGGTAGTCAGATCTGGTTTGGTGGACTAGATGATAAGGAGCGTACCGAGAAGATATTAGGAATGGAGTTTGCAACAATCTACTACAACGAGGCCTCACAGATACCTTTATCGTCTATTGATATATCAATTACACGATTAGCTCAAAAATCAACACAAATGATTGGCACAGCTAGCTCAGATCTTAAGCCTAGATGTTATTACGATCTTAATCCACCATCGAAAGCGCATTGGTCATACAAACGGTTTATTGAAAAGCGAGATCCAGACAGTAAGAAGCCTTTAGAAATGCCAAATGATTATGCCAGCTTCAAGATTAATCCAGCTGATAACACGGAAAATTTATCGACAACTTACTTAGCCACACTCAACAGCCTGGCACCAAGATTAAAGAGAAGATTCCTGCTTGGTGAGTTTAGTGATGCTACACCTAACGCTCTATTCACCTTTGAGAACATTGACGAGAATAGAGTCATTGATTCTGGTTATCCTGAATTTATCCGTGTCATTGTGGGTGTAGATCCATCAGGTGCCGGTGAAACTGATAACAAAGAGAATGATGCTATTGGTATTGTAGTCGGAGCCTTGGGTACAGATGGTAAAGCATACTTGCTAGAAGATTGTACAGTGACGGCAGGACCGGCAACTTGGGGAAGAATAGCAACAACAGCTTATGATCGTCATGCTGCTGATTGTGTAGTAGGCGAGGCTAACTATGGTGGGGATATGGTTAGACATACAATCCAAACTGCTAGGTCAAGAACACCTTACAAAGCTGTCACAGCAACGCGTGGCAAACATATCAGAGCTGAACCTATCTCAGCACTCTATGAGCAAGGAAAAGTCTGTCATGGTGGTTATTTTCCAGAATTAGAAGACGAACTGTGTTCATTTACTACAACCGGTTATTTAGGCGGTGGATCACCCAATAGAGCTGATGCCTGGATCTGGGTGTTAGCAGAGTTATTTAGTGCCATTGTGTCACCACGAAAAGCTAATTTTAAACATATCGAAACATTTACAGGCGACTCTATTACCGGTTACTAACAGTCTCACCAATGAGACTCTAATATTTTAACGAATGTCGGGAGACATACGATGCAAATGCAACAAGTAGATGACGAGTACGAACTCGAACATAACGCAGAAGAAGAAGCAGGCGAGCTTATACAAGCACTGGGTTGGCGTTTAACACGTCTAGCACAAGAGCAAATTGGTATTAGGCAGCAAACTGAAGATCGATGGTTATCAGATCTTGAGCAGTACATGGGTCACTATGATGCAGAAACACTGGAGAGATTGAAGAAATCAGGTGGTAGCCAGGCTTTTGTCAATATCACACGATCAAAGTCAACAGGCGCTGAAGCAAGACTGTCTGATATGTTATTCCCCTCCGATGATACTAACTGGGCAATACAGCCAACGCCAGTTCCAGAATTGCAGAAAATGGCAATGAATCAGGAGGTCGCTGGTCAAGATGAACAAGGCAATGAGATTACTCATGCTGATCTTGCTAAAGGAATAATCAAAGAAGCACAAGCACGCGCTGAAGCAATGACACGCGAGATTGATGATCAGTTAGTCGAAGCTAAGTATCATACGATAGCTAGAGAGGTCATCCATGATGCTTGTCTGTTTGGTACAGGTATCTTAAAAGGTCCTGTTGTTATCAATCGAACACGCAAGAACTGGAAGCAGCTGGATAATGCAGTCTATGAGTTAGATATCGTACAAGAATACCGGCCAGGTGTTGAGCATGTCAGCGTGTGGGATTGGTTTCCCGATATGTCAGCTACCAAGATCAACGAATGTGGTTTTTTCTTTGAAAGACGTTATGTCACTAAAAAGCAGCTCATCGAACTGTCTAAACGTCCAGGCTATCTAAAAGAACAAATCAAAAAGATTATTGCTGTTGATGCACGCAATAATTCTAATGGCTCTAGTCATGTTGGGCGAATACGTGAGTTATCCGGTGTACAGGCTAACATCAATGATAATCGCTATGAACTCTGGGAATATCATGGTCCTGCAACTAAAGAAGATTTAGAGGCGTGTGGCTGCATGGTTGAGAATGATGACTTAATCGAGCATGATGTGATTGTGTCATTTATCAATGGCACTGTAATTAAAGCCGATCTGAATCCACTGGAGACCGGTGAGTGTCCATACTCGGTATTTGCGTATGAAGATGATGATACCAGTGTCTTTGGCTTTGGTATTCCGTATCTATTGCGTAATGAGCAACGTATCGTTAATGCCGCTTGGCGTATGTTACTCGACAATGCTGCGCTATCAACTGGACCTCAATTAATCATCAATAGAGAATTGGTAACACCTTCAGATGGTAGCTGGGATCTTAAAGCCCGTAAAGTCTGGTGGCTAACCGATCCAGAGCATCGTGTTGATGATGCCTTTGGTAGTCATGAGATTGCTTCACATCAAGCCGAGTTATCCAATATCTTTGAAACCGCTAAGAACATGGCCAGTGAAGTCACCAGTTTACCGATGATCGCTCAGGGTGAAGTCGGTGGCACACAAGATACGGCAGCTGGCCGTAGTATGTTACTTAATGCTGCTAATACTGTGTTGCGTAATGTCGTTAAAGCCTTTGATGATGGCATCACTAAACCTTTCATAGGGCGTATGTATGATTGGAACATGCAGAACAGTGATAAGGAAGCAATCAAAGGTGACTTTGAAGTAGATGCTAGAGGGTCATCAGCACTGTTAGTGAAAGAGACTCAGACACAAGCCCTGCTTAATCTAATGTCAGTATCACTACAACCTATCTATTCTGATTTAACTAAACATCCCGAACTGTATCGCAAAGCAATACAGGCACAGCACCTTAATCCCGATGATGTTGTTAAGACGGATGATGAATTAGAAGCAGAAAAGAATAAACCCGATCCAATGCAACAGGCGATGCAAGAGCAACAAGCCGCCATGATGCAACTGCAAGTTCAAGAACTGCAGGGTAAGATTGATAAGCTAACTGCAGAAACGGCAGATATCAATGTTAAGACTCAGTTCAGTGCCATGCAAACAGCAGGATCTATTGTACAGATGCCTCAGATAGTGCCTATTGGTGATGAGCTAATGAAGAGTGCAGGATATAAAGATGCTAATGGACTACCCAGCACTGTAGCACCAAATATGGCACAACAAGCACCTAATATGCAGCAAAACACCAGTCCAGGATCACCAGCCTTACCACAAGAAGGTATGCCACAAGATCCTAATCAGCCGCAGCAAATAGACCCACAGTCTGCAGCACAAGGAATGAATCAAGGTATTGAGACACGGCAGATGGACTAAAAAGCGCTAAAAATATGCCCCTATTGCGAAAAACGTAAATGTGTTAACATGTAACGCAGCATAATACAAGAATTATGATAGATACAACGTCAGATACATGGTTAGAGATTGAAAGTTTCATTGATGAACAGCTGGCCGCATCAAGCCGCAAGCTGGCTTCAGTCACACTGGATTATAATTTAACAATGTATCATCGAGGAATAGTATCGGCACTGACTGACTTAAAGTCATTGTCGTCTAAACAACCTGTATCTTTACTCACCAGTAACGAATACAGTTAATCAACAAGCCTGTCGGGAGACACGCATCATGTTAGATGATAACACCGCTGTTAGCAGCCGTGATGATGAAGATTTTGAAGAATTATTTAATGGTTTTGCTGAAGATGATGCAAAAGTTATTGATGATCTTGTCCAAGAGTCCGTTGACGATGATTCCAGCGATTATGAATTAAGCGCTGACAATACCATTGAAAACGAAGTTGAAGATGAAGCGCAAAAACTACGACAACAAATCGAATTATTGCGTAAAGAGAAAGATGACATTGAGCATAGCTTCAAGTCTCAAGTAGGCCGTGTTAGCGCCCTGCAAAAGAAACTTGATAGCCAAAATCCACCAGCAAAGAAATTTGATGATGATCTAGCGGTTGCGATGGAAGATTATCCTGAAATCGTAAAGCCCATGATCGATTACTTTGAGCGTAAGTATGGCGACCTGGATCAACGTCTAGCTCCCATTCAACAACAAAATGATCGTCAAGATGAGCAGCGCTACATCGATACTCAACTCAGTATTATCGACTCTAGCATACCGGATTGGCGAGACATTATAGCCAGCACTGATTATAGCAACTGGATAGCCGAGCAACCCAAAGCCGTTCAAGATATGCGTAACAGTTATGATGCCCGTGATTATCAGTATCTCATTGGCTCATTTCAAAGTACCAAGAACAAATCAAATGAACTGGCACAAAGAAGGCAAGATAAATTAGCCGGTAATGTGGCAGTACAAAGTAAAGGTGCAAGTAAATCATCATCTGCACCAGATGACTTTAGCTCTGCGTGGGAATACTACGCAAGTAAAAAGAAGTAATACCGCACTGTCGGGAGACAGCGCAACACAGTGAGCTAGATGCCCACTGCTCCGAAAGGAACACCAAAAGGTATGATGGTTTTGTAACCCGCTGAGAAGTATTGGCCGGTCAAATAATAATCCCTTGTATAGATTTTGGACAACTTAGAACCGTTGTTTTCAATTATTTTACTATTAGGAATTATTTATGGCCAATACTACTTACGGCACCATTAGTCAGCGTACTGCTGCATGGGCTGCAACTGAAATGTTATCTCATGCAGAACCTATACTGGTTTTATCAAAATTCGGTCAGTCTAAACCACTGCCTTCAAACAAAGCCGATACTGTAAAGTTTCGTCGTCCTATTCCATTTGCAATTTCAACAACTGCATTGACTGAAGGTGTAACGCCTACTACTCAGCAAATGACCTATGAAGATGTCACTGTGCAAATCGCTCAGTATGGTGCAGTTATTGCCATCACTGACAAAGTTGATGATTTGGCTGAAGATCCTGTATTGAAAGATGCAGCAATGATGGCCGGTGAGCAAGCAGCTGAAACGGTTGAAATGATCACTTACGGTGCTATCAAAGCTGGCACTAACGTGTTCTATGACACCATTGCTCATACTTCACGCGCGACTGTAAACAGCAAGATCACTATTGATCGCGTTCGTGCTGTGGTAAGGGCATTACGTGCTAACCGAGGCAAACCAGTGACTTCAATGTTATCGGCATCACCTGGTTATGCTACTAAAGCTATTGAGGGTGGATATATTGCTTTTGGTCATACTGATCTTGAAGCAGATATTCGCGCTTTACCTGGCTTTACTCCTGTTGCCTCTTATGGTTCACGCCAACCTTTGTGTCCAGAAGAATTAGGCTCTGTTGAGTCTATTCGTTTTATCTTGACTCCATTGATGGTGCCATTCCAAGCAGCGGGTGCAGCTGTAGCATCAACTGGCATGATTTCTGATAACGCAACTAACATCGATGTCTATCCAATGATATTCGTTGCTAAAGAAGCTTACGGCTTAGTTCCATTGAAAGGTGCTAACTCAATCACTCCAAGTGTATTGAACCCTGGCACGCCTTCTAAATCAGATCCATTAGGTCAAGTTGGCTTTGTTGGTTGGAAAACTTACTTCGCTGCCAAAGTGCTTAATGAAAATTGGTTAGCGCGTATCGAAATCGGTGCGACTGCGTTGTAGTTCCATTCTATAAATCTGAGGTGTGTAGCAATGCACACCTCTTTTATTCTTTAACTAACAAGGAAAGCTCATGCTTGATTTTGAAACATCAGATAACAAAGACGATTTACTTGAATATGCCAAAGAACTGAATGTCACTGCAAGTGCCAGGCTCAGTATAGATTCTATTAAAGCTTTAATTCGTAAAGCTGTAGGCGATGTCGATGTCGTGACAAGTGCCAAAAAAATTAAATTAATGATTCATAAAACAGAAGGTGACACAGGTTCTATCGATGTGCCGGTATCAGTCAATGGTAAAACGTGGTTGATTAAACGCGGCATGGAAGTCATCGTTCCAGATTTTCTTGTTGAAGTGCTAGAAAATGCTGTAAAAGAAATTTACGTGCAAGATGAAGTAACTAAATCAATCACTAAACGTGAGGTCCCTGCCTATCCATTTAGCGCAATGGCTATCTAAATGAAACAGAGTGCGCTCATAGCGCTGATCAGACGTTACTCCGGTGATGATGTAGAACCTTATGTTGTACCTGATACTGTCTTAGCTGGCTTTATAAGTGAGGCTGAAACAGAAGCAGCAGAACGCGCTCAGTTTTTACGACTTGATAGCACTTACGATATAGCCGTTACTGCCGGCAATGCAGTTTATGCGATCAATCCAAGCATTATTTTTATTGATTCAGTTCGGTTGAGTGGCGAAAGCAAACCGCTTATAAAGACTACTCGACGCGAACTGGACTTTAATATCAATTACTGGTCTACCGAAACAGGTACACCTAAATACTATTTTCAGGATGATACCAAGCTAACTTTGTATCCTATCCCAACCAAATCTTACACGATGCAATTAGAAGGCTCACGCAGACCTATTGTGTCGATGGAAACGCCTAGTCAATACCATGATGATTTAAGTAACTGGTGTTTATATCGTTTCTTCTCTATCAATAATAACGGCATGACTGATATCAACAAAGCCGTTATGTATTCTAATCAGTTTGATAAAGCTTTTGGTCATAAGCGTAATGCCTTATTTGACACAGTGAATAGAGCCGCATCAGAACAATCGACTTTATATCGCAATCCATTTAATTTCTAAGGATCAATCATGGCTTCAGTTACCGATGCAAAAACCATTATTGATAAAGCAAGCGTCATACTCAGTGATATAACTGCAACTCGATGGACAACAGCTGAATTATTAGGTTGGCTTAATGATGGACAACGTGAATTAGTTACCCTTGCACCACAAGTTAATGTAAAAAATGTAGCACTACATTTAGTTTCAGGGGTTAAGCAATCCCTGCCAAGTGATGCCATTATATTACTCGATATACCCTATAACTCTGGATCAAATGGCACAACAGTCGGCACAGTCATTAATCATGTGCCTAAAGAGATCATGTTAAAAAGAATACCAGGATGGACAGCAACACTCCCTAATAGTGTGGTTAAGCATTACATCTATAGCGCCAGTGATCCACTTATCTTTTATATTTATCCGCCACAACCTGCGACTACCAAATACGTAGAATGTGTGTATTCAGCAATACCTGTTTTGATAGCTAATGCTAATGCTGGCACAAAAATTACCATTGATGATCAATATCAAAATGCATTGCTTGATTACATTTTATATCGTGGATTTTCTAAAGATTCTGATGGTGCCAATCAAACAGTAAGAGGCAATGATTACTATAAAATGTTTATCAGCGCTATAGCTTCAAAAATGGGTGTAGATAGCACACTAAGTAATCCTACTAAAGCACCACAGGCTTAATTATGGCAATTAAGATCGATCAGTTCTCAGGTAAAGCGCCTAAAGTTAGTGACCATTTGCTAAGAGATAATATGGCAACCGTAGCGACTAATCTGCGTATTGATAGTGGCGCTATTACAGCACTGAAAGGGCTAACACAAATATCAGCACCCACCATAACTAGCACGAATAGATCTATTTATAATTATGAAGCACCTGAAGATACACCTAATTGGTTAGGATGGGATAATCAAAACGTCAATGTCATCAGAAGCCCAGTACCCAATGATCGTTATCGACGTATCTATATCACAGGCAATGGTGAGCCTAAATACAAATACTACGATACAACAAACTCGGTAATTAGTAGTGAATATCTCTTAGGTGTACCAAGACCCAGCGTTGTTCCTGTATTAACCGAATCAGGTCCAACCAGTGATACGCTAACAGGTGGAAAAACATTCACACCAGGCACATTAGGTTTACTGGGCAATGCGACCCAAGTAGCCGGTATTACCTCAACCGCAGGATCTTTTGTCGTAGGCAGGTACTACACCATTACTTCACTAGGAACAACAACGACACAAGTTAACTGGAACACCATCGCTGGCACTACCGGTAAAACCTATGCGGTAAACTCAACATTTGTATGTGTTAATGCTGGAACCGGAAATGGAACTGCTATTTCATCACCTGGACTACAAAGAACTTCAACAGGCACAACTTGGACAGTACAAGGTTATTCTGCCTTATCGTATAAAGATAACTGTGTTCTACGATTTTCCATTGCAAATTTAGGATTAGCTGGCGCAGTTATTGGTATTAATACTGATCCAACGCTAGATGCAGGATTTAAAAAAATAGATTGGGCTATTTATGGCCTACCTAATGGAAGTTATCAAGTATTGAATAGCGGTGCGGTAGTAGCCAGTGGATCGACGTTTACTTATGTCAGTACCGATGTTTTTGAAATTGAATACATTGGTACAACCATTAATGTCAGCAAAAATGGCGCTATTGTTTATACCACCTATGATCCTGTTAATCAGAAAAAAAATAAAAAAGTAGTGGGTGGACAAACATTTTATATGGATGCTTCTCTGCAAGGAGCTGCATCAGGATCTGGCACTTTCTCTTTGATTAGTGATATAGAATTTGGTCAATATGCCATTACAGCACTGACGGCAACCGTTGCAGCCGGTAACTTCATTGTTGGGCAGTCTTATAAAATACTAACACATGGAACCACTGATTTTACAGCAATAGGCGCAGCTGATAATGTTGTGGGTACGAAGTTTAAAGCAACCGGTGTTGGCTCAGGCACAGGCACTGCGACTGCTGATGATGTGTTCAAAGCTGATACTGTTACTTTAACCAGTAATAATGCCTATACAACCATTAATGGCACTAGCATATCAAAAACAAAAGGCGGCACTGGCTGGAATACACAAGCTACTTCATCACAAAGCATTACAGGCGCTTGCATCACCAAGTTTCAATTTGGTAGCTTAACGCTACCTGCTGCCGGTGGCTTAAATGCAGCGCCCTTAACAAAAGCGGGTTATACAGATATTGACTTTGCCTTAGTCACTACGACAGCGGGACTTTTAAAGGTCTACGAAAATGGCGTATTTAAAGCAGATTGCGGATCTTTTGCCTTAACCGATATATTCCAAGTCGAAGTCACAGTAACCGGAAACGTCGTGTATTCCAAGAATGGCAGTGGGACACCGTTATATACTTCAGCGACAACAGTTGCTTTAACAAAAGCTTTTTACTTTGATTCTTCATTGAATAAAGTGGGCGCAGCAATTACCGGCATACAATTAGGCACCAACTTAACTAACAGTGACATATTAGCATCCGCTAACACAGATCTCACCGAAAAAGATCGAAGCTATGTTTACTCTTATGTTACCCCTTTAGGTGAAGAAGGTCCACCAAGTGGCGCTGTTAAAATCACAGTGAATGATTTACAAATCGTTACTTTAACATTCCCAACCAGTATAAGCGGTGATGTTACGCCTAAGCTTGATTCAACATCTGATGCATCAAGACCTTATAATTTAACGGGTGGGAAAAGACGCATTTATCGAACAGCAACAGGAACAACCAGCACAGAATATCTATTTGTAGCTGATGTCGATATAACCAATGCTATATTTGAAGATAATCTACTCGATGTCGCTTTAGGCGAACCCATGCCATCACTGAACTGGTTTCCACCACCTTTAGATATGCAAGGCATTACGTCAACGCCTAATGGATTTATTGTAGGCTATTCAAGTAATTCACTCTGTGTCAGTGAAGCCATGTTTCCCCATGCCTTTAACCCATTTAATCAACTTGGATTTTCAGGGAAAATAACCGGTATAGCACCAACAGGTGATTCATTAGTCGTCTTTACGGATGATGCGCCTTATTTGGTAACAGGATCTACACCAGGCACCTTAAGCGCTATTCGCATTGATCATCAACAAACGTGCGCTAATAAAGCCAGTATAGTCAATATGGGCGGCTATGCGTTATTTGCTTCACCGGATGGTCTTTGTTCAGTCACTGCAAATGAGATGGCCATTGCTACCCAAAACTATTTAACACGCGACCAATGGCAAGCCTATTCGCCTAGCACTATGCGTGGCTATCTCTATGAAGGTGTTTATATAGGATTTTCAGACACCAAACAATTCATGTTTGATATGCGTAATGATCCTGCGGTATTAACCGATATTTCAGGATTTACAGTATCTTCAGGATTTAATGATTTAAGTGCAGATAAACTCTATGTGTTAGATACATCAGGACATATATCAACATGGGAAACGGGGAGTAATCAAACCTATATATGGAAAAGCAAGTTAGCGCGTGAACCTAATGCTATATGCCCATCCGCACTGCGACTTTATGCAACTGGAAACGTGACATTCAAACTTTATGCGGATAGTGCATTAGTCTTTACGACAACAGTCAGTGATAGTAATGTTGTTAGACTGCCCAGTGGCTATCGCGCTAAAGAGTTTCAAATAGAAGTATCGGGTACAGGAACACTACAATCGTTTGCAATAGCTAACTCAGTGAGTGAATTACAATGAGAGAAGTGCCAAGTATTCCAGTTGG